AAACTCAAATTGTTTCAAAGCCTTTAAAAATCAGTATTTGTATTTTTAAATTTCGTGCAAATTCATAAATCTCTCTACTTTTTATTGTTAAAATCCCGCTTTTTTACGAATTTCTAACAGTTTGTTTCTTCTTTCTCTCGCACTTGTCTTTTTGACATAGTGCTTTTTAGTTACATCTGTTCCGCTATGATTTGCGAACTCACTTGCTAAGTCAATCCCAGCTGTTTTTGCAATAAGATTAATACTTGTTTTTCTAAGTGAGTGTGGATATAGATTTTCTATTCCGATTAACTTTCCTATTTTTCTAACTCTATCTCTTATCGTTGACTTGCTCATTTGCTTAAATACTCCGTTGTATTTAGTTACTAACAAGTATTCAATATTGTCATTTCTACATCTCAACCACTCCTTTATCAAATTTATTGTTTCCTCGAATATCGCAAACTCCACAATTTTCTGTTCCTTTTCAACGATTCCACTTATTAGCCCATTCTCTAAATCAATGTTACCAATCTTAATCGACTGCAACGCAGTAATTCTGCAAGCTGTATCAATTATCAAATTAAATATGATCCGGTCTTGCAAATCATACCGTTTGTCCATTTCCATTTTGATGTTAATTTCAATAATTTCCTTGTTTGTGAGATAATAGCTATTTCTCCGTTTCTCCACATCTGTAACTTTCAATCTATCGAGTTTATCACGAAACGGATGTGTTGCTATTAAATCACGCTTAACTGCCCAAATATAAAAGCTACTAATTGCCGTTATCTTATTATTAATAGTTCTAGCATTATTGCCTTTCACTTCCCTGCAATATCTTATATATCTCTCAAGTATACTCACAATAAATTTTAATGTATCTTTACTAAGCAAGTAACGATTATTCTCATACACTCTTAAATACTCTACAAACTGTTTCATATTGTTTAAATACGTCTTGTAAGTCGTGTTTTTAGTTGCCACATTCTTTGCTATGCTACTGTTCAAATACTCCAAATAAATTTCCGCATTCCTTCCTTTCAACTCTTGCAATTCCATTTTTTATCATCTCCTCTATAATGTTTAATTACATTATAGACTAGAAAATTTGTTTGAATTAACAGAAACGGTAGAGGTTCCAAATTCTGTTTTTTCAGTTGTTAGATTCTGGAGATACGGAAAAAGAGCTTTCCTCTTTATCTTTTTTGACTACAAAAATTCAAGAGAAGTCAATTGGATGACTGAAGGAATTCCTTTGACTAATTATCCCAAGAATTTTGTCCCTGACACACCTTTTTTGAATACTGAGCACATTGTAGTTTCGAATAACAGTAGCAATAAAAATATAACTCGTTTAGTATTACGTAATGATAAAATTACAATACATGGTGTCGAAGCATTAACGCATTACGAAATCAAAGGAATTATTTCGTACGTTACAAAATAAGTAGAAAATTTATTCAGTTTCGGGAGTAATTTCTTAAACTTCCCGAACGGTTTAATTATCCAGTGGGGAACAGGGATAGCTCCGAACGGTAATGATCTTGTAAGATTTAATAAACCTTTTAAAACAATGAATTATCAAATTTTTGCGACCGATAATGGCCCTGGAACACATATAATAGGAACAGTTCTTGATACAACAGCAACTTTTAGGCTTTATGGAACTAATCCTACCGAATTAAAATACAAAAGCACCGGTTTTAGATGGCTCGCTATAGGTTATTAAACTAAATAGAAAATTTGTTTGATTTTGGAAATAATTATATCAAATTTCCAAGTGGTCTGATCATACAATGGGGAACAGAATATCTAAGCACTGGAGCGGGAACAACAATCAATCTTAAAGTTGCTTTTAAAACAACTAGTTATTCAGTTTCGGCTACCGACGGAGGAGCGGGAACTTATATACTTGGTATAAGTGATCATCAAATTAATTCGTTTAGAGTTTTCAACAGAGTTCCAGGAACAAATTTTTATGCGACTGGAAACTTTTTCCGTTGGATTGCTGTTGGTTATTAACTAGAAAATTTGTTCGGAGTTCAAAAATCTCGAGTTGGCTCAATTAAATTTGCTGGCATTGAAATTAAATGGGGAATAGTTCCGGACGGAACCTCAACATTGCGATTCCCAACGCCTTTTTCTAACGCCTGTTTTAATGTGCAAATTAGCCGTTTAGGACCACCTGTTAATGATACAACAGGTTCAGGTAGTCCCGGAGCTTCAACAATTTTAGCTATTTATAGGACTCATTTTGATTTAGATAGCGTAATTGGAGCTAGCGATAAATCTGAGTTAACTTATTTAGCAATCGGTTATTAAACAACCCCGACTGTCATCCAGTCAAACCCCATCGTGCTAGTACTACTAAAAAAAGGACATTGAGTTTGGCTACGACCAGAGTGAACTACTGTCCCATTAGAAGACCAGGTCGAGATTGTTATAGTCGGTATTTGCTTGTAGGCAATAGGATAAACTAAAGTGTATTGGCTTTTAGGCACTGAAACAGATCCCCACTGTATTAAAACTTTTCCTAACTTTAAATAACCGTTGGCACTATTTTCGAACAAATTTTCTAATTTGTCTGAAATCGGTTTGTTACTTATTGCTCTAAATTTACCACTATCGTTGTAAGTTAAAGAATTATCCTCAATACATTCATAGTAAAATTTTGTAACATTATCAAAATAACATTTCCCTCTAACTTTATCCCCTGTGTCTTGAATATTTCCACCGAATTCTAATCCCATTATTTCATTTAATCTTGAATCAACGTTTATCACAACAAATTGACTTCCGTTGTATATTAATTCATAAGTTTTATTCGGTTTAAAATCTCCTGCTTCTATTTGCTTTAAGTTTCCGTTGTACTCTTTTAAGATTGTATAATCATTATTATTCAATCTTAATTTTGTTGTTGAATTAGTATTTTTAGAATCAACATTTATTCTTAATTTTAAGTCATTGTTTATTCCAAACTCATTTAATCCGTCTAAATTACAGACATAATAATCTATATTCAAATTCGTTGTTTTATTTGCTTGTAAAGTGTGTACATTCCCAAGTTGTAAGCCATCATAAATTTCTTCCGTTTCAGGTGTTCCGTTTTCTCTAATGTTCCCAAACGCTGGGACGATACTTTTTATTTTATTGTTCCCTCTGTTAGTTTCTTCTACTTCGTAATGTGTAGGAAACTCAACTTGTTGTGCCTTAAATTTTGTTAATTTTGCCATTTCTCCTCCTATTTTAAATTAATAATATTGTCTTCACCTAAATCAAATTGCCCTAGATTATTGCGACCAAATCGACCAAATCTTGAATATGCAAAGTTGCAAACTGGATTTCTTTTTGCTTCATTTTTAATTACATTTTGTCCTAGTGTTTTTCGTCCAAATCTCATTCCGACTATGTAATTGTCCAAGCATTTATGTGTATTTACTTTTACACCACCACCAACAATACTGCCTAAATCCAGTTCGTCAATTAGCGAGTAATCGTACTCTTTATTACTTATAAATTTAACATCATATAAAGCTGGTTCGTTGCCTGTATTCAGATTAATTGTTGGCGTTAATCCAGTAAACATTTCTCCAATATTACTGATAGTTTCAAGGTTAGGAACTAATTTATACTTTCTCATTGCTAATTTGATTCTGTTTCTATATCTATCGTCAGTCTGCCCGTTCCGAGAAACATCAAATTTTTCTCCTAAATCATCTAAAAAGTCTCCGTTTGCATAATCTACTAAATGTTGTTTTTCTATTAAGTTAAAAATTCTGTCGACTTCATCAAATAATTTAGATACTGCTTTGTAAAAAGACTTTACATTGTTATTCTTTTTTAGCCACCACGGACATTTTGACATTAAATAATCAAAATTACTCTGCATATTCCGCCACCTCGTTAAATCCTAACTCTAATACCTTTTTAAAGCCACTAGTCGTTTCATTTTTAAATTTAAAAGAAACATCTATATTAAGCAATCTGTCGGCTGAATAAATCTGTCTAATGTACTCGCTTTCGCAACGATATGATGTAATATAATCGCCAACCTCTACACTTTTTAAATACTCTTTTACAATATCTTTTAAATTATCTAATAAGATATTAGTACCTCTTGCTACTGTAAAATCAATATTTACTTCTATTT